TAACCCAGACGTTGAGGTTTTCTACCCTGACTCATTCGACCTTCGTGATTACGACAAAGAATTGATGTTCTTGCAGCAGATGAAGGCTTCAGGTGTTCGCTCAGTTACGTTATCTCAAGAGGTAGATAAGCAGATTGCCGACCTAGTGTTAGACGATGAGAAGCTGGCGCAGTCACACCTAGAAATAGAGCAAGGCACTACTACACTTGGTCAATTTGCCGTAGAGGGTGAGGGCTAGAAATGGCGGCAGTGGATGACTACTCAGAGTTTCTTGAGCAGTTAGCAGACCAGCATCAGCGTAGGTTGTCTGATGCCCTGCAAACGCTAGAGAACCGAATCACTGGGTACATACAGTCAGCGCCAGAGACAGACGGGCAGTTGTTCGACCTAGAGTGGGCAGTGAGCGCCAGAAATGAGTTACGCACAGCCATAGAGCAAGACTTCTTGGAAGAAGTGCAGGACGTTATAGGCGATTACAGGGATGTGGCAGCGCGTCAGTTGGCTATGCTAAACAACTACGGGACCTTCACCGGAGTTGCGCAGGAGGCAATAGCGAGCCTTCAGCGGCTATCTTTTCAAGGCTTTGAGGCTTTGGCTACTCAGCAGCTAGATACACTAGCCACTGGTGTCTACCAATACTCACTGACCGGCGGCACGAAAGCAGAGCTAATAGACAACTTGAGAGGGAGCATAAATGGAATCTATCAAGCAAGCGATAAAGAAGAAATTAACCGACTGGTTGAAATCGCTCAAGGGTCTACGGGAGCCACACAAAAGGCGGCAATTGATAAGCTGCATTCAGTCTACGCTTCTGATCGGCTGGGCAATAATCTACGGCGCTATGCGACAACTTATGCAACGGATTCTCTCAATCAATATTCGGCCTCGATAACCGCAGCAACTGCGAGAGAGCAAGGTATTGAAAGCTTTGAGTATTACGGCGATGTCATACGCGATAGCCGTGAGTTTTGTAAAAAACACGTTGGAAAAACGTATACCACTGATGAGATTACAGAAATATGGTCGGGGTCATGGGCGGGTAAATCTGCCGGTGACCCTTTCATAGTGAGGGGCGGGTATAACTGCCGCCACCAATGGCTACCAAGAGTAGAGGAATAATATGTCTAAAGAATTAGACCGCGCTAGAAACCTATGCGCTAGAAGACCAATACCGCCAGCAATCCGTGAGCTACTTGGCCCACTGGCTGATGCGGCACCTGAAGAAGAAGCGGCAGACTTTGACAATCTATACACGATGGTTGATGAACTGCTTCCACTCCCCAAGAAGACCAGAGGTAAGAAAAATGCCAAAGATGAATCCGAGCAAGTACGGCAAGAGCCTGAAACAGATCAGCAAGAAGAAGAATAAGCGAAAGAAAAAATAACGGTTGACTTCTCCGTGAAGCTGCTATAATCCCCCCAACTCGAAAGAGGTGCGTTACATGAGCGAAGAAATCATGGCTGACAGCGTGGACACTGAGGCCACCCAAAATACCACTCAGGAAGTGAAGACCTTTTCACAAGAAGAACTTGACCGAATTGTTGCCGACCGCGTACAACGTGAGAAGCGCAAACTGGACAAGAAGCTAGAGGGCATTGACTTAGAAGAAGCTCGTCAACTCATGCTTGAGCGTGAACAGGCGACCATAGAACGCCAAAAAGAAAAAGGCGAGTTCGAGTCAATACTGAAGCAGACTGTTGAAAAGAAGGATATGGAAATATCGCAGTACAAGCAGCGGCTTGAAAGTACCCTCATAGATGGGTCGCTTTTATCGGCAGCTAGCAAGTATAACGCGGTTGAACCTAATCAAGTGGCTCAGTTGTTGCGAAGCAGTTTGAAACTTGCCGACGATGGTTCGGTTGAGGTTTTAGATAGTAACGGTACAGTGAGATACAACGAAAAGGCAGACCCTCTCTCAGTTGATGAGGTGGTAGGTGATTTTCTAACGGCTAACCCTCATTTTGTCAGAGCAACCCCATCGGGTGCTGGGACATTAGGCAACGCTGGCGGCTCCACACAGAAGCCTCAATCCGTGGTTGATATGGTCGACAACTGGAATAACGGAGGGCGAGAAGCCTACCGCGCATTGCAGAAGAAAACTAAATAACTAATTTTTTGATTAAGGTATAAAACAATGGCTGCTACAACCAGTACAACCCTAGACGATCTATTTGCCAATATCATTGCTCAGGCTCGCTTTACCGCTGAGGAAGAGTCATTGATGCTTGGCCTTGTTACACGCTACGACATCGCAGGAAACGAAGGCAAAGTTATTCAGGTTCCTAAGTACCCAGCAATCACTGCTGCTGCTTTGACTGAAGGCACCGACATGACCAGCACAACTGTTTCAACTTCTTCTGTAGACATCACAGTTGCTGAGGTTGGCGCACAAGTAGTGTTGACTGACCTTGCTGCTATGGGTTCAGGTAACCCCGCGCAAGAGCTTGGCACCGTTCTTGGTAACGCAATTGCTACTAAGATGGACGTTGACCTGTTGGCATTGTTCGACGGCTTCAGCACCTCTATTGGCGCTGCTGCCCAAGAGATCACTGTTGCTGACTTGTTCAAGGCTGCTGCAACTCTGCGTAACGCGAAGGCGCAAGGCGATATTTTCGCTGTTGTGCACCCGTTCCACGCTTACCAGTTGAAAGCAAACCTGACCAATACGTTTGCTAACCCAAATGGTGGTGACGCGCAAAACACTGCAATGGTTAACTCCTACGTTGGAACAATTGCTGGCGTTGACATTTACGAGTCTGCCAACATTGTTATCGACGGTAACGACGATGCCAAAGGCGCAGTATTCTCAAGAGAAGCACTAGCTATCGCTATGAAGCGTGACTTCCAGATTGAGACGCAGCGTGACGCATCACTAAGAGCATTCGAGCTAAACGCTACCGCCATTTATGGTGTTGGTGAGTTAGACGATACCTATGGTGTAGAGATGTTCTTTGACGCTGCCCTTTAAGGCGGTTTGGTTGGCCCCGTTCCGGCGGGGCTGACTGTTTTTTGAGGGTTATATGGCAATTACTTACCGAGGCGAAAGGTTCGAGGGTTATAACAAGCCTAAGCGTACCAGCAGCCACCCAAGCAAGAGTCACGCAGTATTGGCTAAAGAGGGTGAGAAGGTTCGCTTGATTCGGTTCGGGCAACAAGGCGCTGATAATAAACCACCAAGAAAAAACGAGAGTGAGGCAGACAAAGCCAAACGCAGATCGTTTAAGGCGAGATTCGCCAAGGACATAGCCAGAGGTCGGAAAGACAAAACAGCATCAGCCGCGTATTGGGCTGACAAGGTGAAATGGTAGATGGCATTCTCAAACGACTCAGACTTAGTTGCACTTGTTCCTGACATTCTAACGTTCGGCATAACCTCGTTTTCAACTGAGCACGCAAAGGCACAAGCAGACCTAGAGCGCACGATTAGAAACCAGTGGTGGTATAAGAAGGGTATCGCGGGGGAAATGAACCCAGCCTACCTGACTGACTCCCAGTGGACTTATTGCAACTCATATCTGGTTTTGTGGAAATACGCTCTCCCTCAGTTAACTAACTGGGTACAAGATGACCGCTTTCTTAATATGATCGACTTCTACAAAAATCGGTATGAGGAAGAACTGGTTGCCATATTCAATGACGGCGTTGAGTACGACGATGACAATAGCGGCACCATAGACGATGACGAGAAAAACATTGTCTCATTCGGGCGTTTAACTAGATGAGTCTTGGCTTACGGGTAAACACCAAGCCTAAAGATCTGACCAAGATCACAAAGCAGCCGCAGCGTGATATATCTCGCGGAATCACTAAGGCTGTTGGCAGAACCGGCACGCTAGGCAAGTCAATTATTCTTGACCGCACAAAGCTAGGTGAAGGCATTAACTCTGCTTTCAAGCCGTATACGCCGCAGTACATAGCAGTTTTAGAAGAAGAGGGTAAGCCAGATTCCCCTGTTGACTTGTACAATACTGGGCAGATGCTGCGTTCTATGCAAGCCAAGCAACTCAACTCCCGCACCGCTCAAATATATTTTGACAACCCAGAAGCTGCGAAAAAGGCA